GCATGGAACAGGAGGGCGAACGATGGGAAGATTGATTGATACGGATGCGATTAAGTGGGATAAATGTGAAGATGCAGATGGAAATCCAGTTTATGTTCTGGACAAAAGAGATATTGATAAACAACCGACCGCCTATGATGTGGATGCGGTTGTGGAGCAGTTGGAAAATGAGCGAAAGTTTTGGGAGAATGCCTATGACAGAGATATTGGAAAAGAGAAAGCAAGAAGTTATGTGCATGCAATCGAGATCGTGAGAGGCGGCGGTGTAAATGAAATTAATTGACGTAGATGATGTAATATCATTGCTTGTAAATCATCATTTTGATGATGACAAAGAGAATTTTGATTTGCTGATACATAACTTATGTAAGGAAATACGACAAATCCCGATCGCTTATGATGTAGACGAAGTTGTAAAACAGTTAAAAGAATGGACTTTTAACGCAGACATAAATATAGGCGATGGAACAATGATGAATCATGACTTAATTTCAAGTAAAAATGCGATTGAAATTGTAAAGGATGGTGGTGTAGATGGCAATTAAGCCTATATTATTTAACACGGAAATGGTTCGGGCAATTCTGGACGGGAGAAAGAGTTGCACAAGACGGCTGGTAAAACCCCAACCAGATGAAAAGCATACATACCCGCTCGGTTTTGTTACCGACAGTACAGAAAAGAAAGAGGTAGGATGCTTTGGATTTGGCATTGATGAATACGGCGGTTCTATTCAGTATGCGAAGCCACCATATCAGCCGGGCGATATTCTTTATGTCCGCGAAACATGGGAGCGTTTTGAGTGTTGGAATTGCGAGGGAGACGAAAGAGGAAATTGCCCAAAGGAACCACAGAAAAGTGTTTTGGATAAAACTTGTGGTTGCTACATGTATCGGGCAACAGATGAAATAAGTGGAGACGCGAAGTGGCACCCGTCCATCCACATGCCGAAAGAAGCGGCGCGGATCTGGCTCCGCGTTACGGACGTGAGAATTGAGCGGTTGCAGAGCATTACTGTAGAGGGAGCGATCAGAGAAGGAGCAGAAGGAGAAAAGTGCCACCATACAAATGCAGGAGCATTCGGATGCACCGACTGTATGAATACTGGATGGATTGAACCGCCACAGGTCGAATTTATGCAGATATGGAACAGCACCATCAAGAAATCCGACCTTGACCGCTACGGATGGGATGCATCACCGTGGGTTTGGGTTATCGAATTTGTGAAAATTGAGAAGCCGGAGGAGTGTGAAGTATGACTGAACTTGAATGGAAAGAAGTTGAACCAGAGCAGGAAGACTGGAAGAAACAAATCGATGTAGTTGCCTATTACGGCAGTATAGCCATAGGGAGCATTGTTTACTGTGGTGAAGAAATTGGATGGCAGTCTGTCATTGGTGGGCGCATGGATTTTTTGCAGGCAGAATCTTTGGAAGATGCGAAAGAAGAAATGATTGATGTATTAGATAATCGCTGCACAGACCAAATCAATTATTACAAGGAATTACAGGAAAGCCTTGGTGAATTAAGGGGGAATGAAAATGCCTAAAGCAGTATTAGTTATGGATATGCCGGAGCGGTGCGATAAATGCCTGTTATTACTTAAATTTCCGCAAAAGGATGGACTTGCATTATGTCTTGCGAGACCAACGAATGGACAGGAAGAATATAATCCGAAACGTGAAAAATCATGGAGACCGGATTGGTGTCCGCTTCGGGAACTGCCGGAGAAGAAAGAAGAGTTTGAACTGTGTGAATGCAAAGGTTCTACAAAAGGAACATGGGAAGTTCCCTTAATCGAAAACAAAGGCTGGAACGCCTGCTTAGATGCGATTGCCAAGGAGTAAAGAGATGCCCCGCTACCGGGGAGACGGCGGCGGGGCGATCGCAATAAAAAACTGTGCCGACTTAGAGGGGAAGTTGTCGAAAAATATTGAACATTAAGAATTGAATTGTGAAAAATATAGAGATATACTGATAAAAATAAATTAGGTATGTATAAACAGGTGGAATTATGGAAGAGATAAAGAAAGAAAAAGATAAAATTAAGGTGCTTAGAACAAGCAGGGCAAATTGCATGAACAAAATTGGAAAAGAAAAGTACGATTTTGATTCGAAAAAGGAATTTATTAAATATAAATATGTATGCTGTGTTAAGCTGAAGATATGTGAATGGAGACTATGCAATAAAGATGATGCTTTATCGTATAGCTATGTTGATTGGGCAGAAAAAATAAGGGAAAAGTATAGAAAATATAACAAATGTCAGCTTCAAGAGTTTTCCAGGTATTTAAAATTGGGGACATTTGATAATAATAGTTCTAGAGAAATGAAAAGTATTGTTTTTGCATCTTTACTATCTAGTTCATTTGCATTCATATTAGATGACACGAGTTTGCCAGAGCTATCTAACGCATTTGCGGACATGTCGGATAAAATAGAATTTTTAGGAACATTAAAGAGAATTGTTTTAGCGATAATGCCGTTATTCGTAGTTGGTGTTATAGTGACAGTAGCAATGTTAGTAATTATAAGAGCAATATACCTGCCAATTCAGGATGAAAATTTAAAGAAAGAAATGTACAATGATTATCAAAAAATTATTGATGAACTTATAAGCGAAAAAGATACTAATACACATTTTACCAACAATTAATATGGATTAAAGAAGTGCGGAGGCAGAGAATTCATATGTGAATTTAGTTCACTTTGTGCCATTGAGTATTTGACAGTTTTAGTTTAGGCTTTTCTCATAGGGAGGTATAAATATGGAGAAAGAGCCTAAGAATGAAATGGACACAAAGAAGGAGTATTTGCATTTATATATGTCGGCAGTGAAAGCGGCAAAGCGGATAGAGGAAGAAATAGAGCGACTCCGGTTGGACAAGATGTTGCCGTCTCTAATTATGGATGATATGCCGCATGCGCACGATCAGAAAGATTTGTCGGACTACATGGCAAAGATGGACGAACTCGAACATAAGCTGATCGATGCCCGGTATGGCAGAATCAAATTGTATATGCAGATATTTGCGGATGTTGAGAAGATGGAGGATGAAACAGAAAAAGCAGTGCTTACATACCGTTATCTGCGCGGGTACACTTGGGAGCAGATCTGTGTAAAAATGGAATATAGTTGGAAGCAGATCCACCGGATTCACGGTAAAGCACTTAAAAATTTCAAGATGACATAGAATGACACACTCCGGTTGTGGTATAGTTAGGATGTGAAAAAGCGTAAGGGAAAAATCCCCTGCGCTTTTTTGTTTTGCTACAACAGCGCGGCTCCATGAAACTTAGGGGAGCCGCAACCTCCCCAAAGGAAGTGAGGGCGTGGATGAACAAAGAAAAGTACAGTGATCCGACAGCAGACCAGGCTATCGCTCACGTTATGCGGGAATACCGGAAGAAAAAGAAACAGGAAGGTGATAGCATTGGCAAGGAGCCCAAACGAAAAAGCAGAGGAAGCCCGTAAGCTGTATAAGGGCGGGATGAAGCTGGTTGAGATTGCAAGTCAACTAGATTGCTCCGCTGCCACGATTAGAACATGGAAGAATCGTTATAAGTGGGATGCCAATGGAAATGAAACGTTTCAAAACAAAAATGAAACGAAACGAAACGTTTCAAAGAAAAACGCCCCCAAAAAACAAAGTGAAGAAAAGGCTGTAGCTGATGAAGTTAAGCAGGTAATACAGAATACCGACTTGACCGATAAGCAACAGCTTTTTTGTATACATTACATTCGGTGTTTCAATGCTACCAAGGCATACCAGAAAGCGTACGGATGCGGATACACAACTGCGGTCACAAATGGTCCTGCATTACTCGGAAATACTCGGGTAAAAGAAGAAATTCTACGACTGAAACAGGAGCGGCTTAACCGGGAGTTCCTGAGTGAATCCGACATCTTCCAGAAGTATATGGACATTGCTTTTGCTGACATAAACGATTTCGTTGATATCAGTGCTGGTTTTGCTACAGCGAAAGATGGGATCGATGGAACTATTGTAAGCGAAGTGAGCAATACGCAGAGCGGCATAAAGATAAAACTTGCCGATCGGATGAAAGCCTTGCAGTGGCTTACGGATCACATGGATCTTGCCACCGAGAAGCAGAAAGCAGAGATTGCATTACTGAAAGCCAAGGTACAGACAGACGATGGCGAGGAGATTGCAGACGATGGGTTCCTTGATGCTCTGAACGGCACAGCTGCGGAGGACTGGGGCGATGAAGAAAATTAAGAGAATTTTCAAATTCAAGCCGTTTTCCAAGAAACAGCGCATGGTGCTGAACTGGTGGTGTAAGGATTCACCGGTAAAAGACAGCGACGGCATAATTGCTGACGGAGCAATCCGATCAGGGAAAACCGTAAGCATGTCACTTTCGTTTATTATGTGGGCGATGAGCTCATTTAATGGCGAGAATTTTGCCATGTGTGGTAAAACAATCGGTTCTTTTCGGAGAAATGTACTGTCTGGATTAAAGATGATGCTCCATAGCCGCGGTTATACCGTTGCAGATCATCGGGCTGATAATTTGGTTATTATCACAAAGGGAGATGTGACCAATTATTTCTATATA